TCATGCCGATGGTCGCTGCCTGCTCCCTGAAGCGCTCGATCAGTTGCTGCTGACCGATGGTCAGGGCGGACGTGGAGCCGCCGAGCACGGCGTTTGCCTGCGCTGCGGCTTTCGTCTGATCGGACATCGCCTGCGCGATCTTCGCGGCACTCGACATCTGGCCGTTGGACGAGGCAACCTTCTGCTCTACGCGGGCGCTGGCCTCGCCCAGGGCGTCGAGCGCCTTGGTGCCCTCGACAACCGGGCGGCTGTCCATTTCGATGCCGATCGAGGCAAAATCAGTCATTCGAGCCACCCATAAAAAAAGCCCGCCTAAGCGAGCCTGGAAATAAATAGCCCGCATCAGCGGGCTTCATGGTGCTTACTCTTCGGCGCCGCCATCTTCAGCGCCTTCCGCTTTGCTATGGTGCGCAACGAAAACGGCGTCAAGCCGCCTGATGACATCGAGCTCAAACGGGTTTAGCCGAATGCCCTCAAGCTGCTGCCAGGTCACGATTTCACTCGATAACCGGCTGACGCCGAGCCCGGCGTTCTGGCGCATCTGGTTCATGGCCTGAAACCACTCCCACAGGTGGCTGATCTCATACGGGAATGGCAGCGGGATCAACTGTTCAGGCGTGATCCCGCTGGTGCGCTCGATAACCTCCAAGTGCTCGCGCAGGGTGCAGCCATCACCCTGCGGCTCGGAGAGCTCTAGCTGTTGTCTTGCGAAGTCGCAGAGCTGGTCGGCGAGGCCGGCAAAAAATTGTTGTCCTCGGCCATCGCGTACAGGATCTTCTCGACCCAGGTCGGCTTCTGCTTGAGGATGGTCGGGATCAGTGCGGCATCGAACGGGCGCGAAACCTGTTTGCCGTCCGCGTCCTTCTTGGTCCAGCCGAACCAGTCGACCACGACGGCGGCCGCGCGCGCCGCGTTTTGGCTGTCCACGATGTCGATGATCTTGGCGGCGCCGTCGTCGGTCTTGGCGTCGATGGCCTTATTGCGCTTGGCCGCAGCCTTCTGGTTCTCGATGCGGACCGCACGCTCGGCGGCGCGCGCCTGCTCGCTGTTGCGACTGACGATGCGGAAGCCCGATACCGGATTGCCGTCTTCATCGAAGATCACGCCGACGTCGAAGGTGATCGGCTTGCCGGCGTCGGCCAGGATGGCGTCGAGATCGAATGCGTTTTGTTCTTGGTTCATGTTGTTACCTTTCGCGGAGGATGGAAAATTTGCCCGCGCCCGCCGCTGCTCCCCGCGAAAGGAGAGACAGCGGCCGGCCGGTGCTGGTGGTGGCTTGCGCCAGTTCGTTAAGCTGCGGAATCCTGGATGCTGACGATGGTCATGTCCGATGGCAGTGCGGGGCCGCCGGCGGCGTTGATTTGCGCCGTGAAGGGGTAGGTACGCATCACGGCCTTCTCGCCATCATCGGGCGCATCGTCCGTCAGCTTGATGGCCGACAGGTTGATGGCGACGAAGCCGGCGCCATTGGTCGTGTCCGCCGCCATCACCGCAACCAGCGAGGTGACGGTTTCGTTGTCGTACAGCGTGCCGAGGGTTGTGCTGTCGAACAGCGCCGAAAAGGTGCCAGTCACTTCGACACGGCCACGCGACATATCCGGGTTGAAGTTCGACCCGACGACGGGGCCGATCGCGTTCAGGTTGCCTTTGATCGTCAGCGAAATGCTGGTCACGCCGAGTTGCGGCACGCCGTTTGCCAGTACCACACCACGGACAGCCGTCAAGACTGGCGTCGCGGTAGCGGGCGTCGGGGCAGTCAGCACCTGCGCATTGCCGCGCGTACGCACGCCCAAGCCCTGGGATGCGAGCTTGATGGTCGCGTTACCACTGGCCGGCAAGCCGATGTCGCATTGGCCGATGCGAATGTCGGGGAAGACTTCGCTCTTGCTGATGTCGGCGTACCACTCTTCGACCGTGAACAGGTCATCCGTGTGGCCGGTGGTCGGCGCCATCGTTTTCTTGCCGGCGACCGTCATCACGCCGCCGGCAATCGGGCCTTCTGCGACCAACGCCGAGCCGTTCAGCGTCACCACGTTGGCAACGGTGGCATTCAGGCCGATCACCAGCAGGTTGTTGCCCGCGTTCGCCACATTGAACGTGCCGCCGCCGAGCGTTACCATGTCGCCGACCTTCACGCCGTCCGCCAGGTACGAACCGGTGCCGCGGGTGACGGTGTAGGTGGCAATGGTGCCCACTGGCGCGCCAACAGCAATGGTAATTGCGGCGGCAGTAGTCGAAACCCCGGCCACGAAGGCCTTGCGCAGCAGGCCGGCCAGCGGAGCGGCATAGGTTCCCGGCGACAGCAAGCCATCGAAGTCCCACGAGGTCGACGCAGTGCCCAGGTTGACGCCGGTCGATTGCTGGTGCTGGACGATCTCGTCGTTGGTGTATGTGGCGCGCGACTTTTTGCCGATCGAGGTCTTGCGGCGCAGGACTTGCCCGCCGGCGCCTACGGCTGGAACGCCGAGGCCAGTCTGTTTTTTCAGGACTGTGAGTTTTTGGATTCCCTGTGCGACGGTCATGAATGAGCCTTTCAGAAATGAAAAAGGCCCGCCGTAGCGAGCCTGGTAAAACCGCGTAAGCGGGAGAAATTAGGTGTAAATATCTGCATGGAACGGCGCCCGCACAATGACCTTCCATCGGTCGCCGTCGACAATGCCGCCGGACGCCTCGGGCGTCTTGTCGATCAGGACCGTGACACCATCGGCGCCGAAGCTGGACCCGCGCTTGAGGGCCTGGCGGATCAGCTCCGCGCGCTCGGCGGCATCAGCCGATCCGACGCCGGTCGGATATTGCAAGTTGATCTGCAGGACGCCGAGCTCCTGGTAGAAGCCATCGCCCATCGTCGGGTTTGCCGGGGTAGCGAACATGACGTACACCTCTTGGTAGGGGCGTCCGGCGACCGGCGCGTACTCTTCGTTGCCGTGCACGGTGTCGAGCGGCGGCTGGATCGCTGCGAGCGCGCCCTCGAGCGCGTTGCGGATGGCGGTTTGCGTCATAGTGGGTACGCCTCAAAGCCTGCATTCATGTCGCCGCCGCCAGCCTTGACGCCGTTGACTGCATTTTCAACGATGTTGTTCCACTCGACTACCGTCAGGGCGACGAGGCCGACCGGCGCTTGGCGCGACCAACCCTCTTCGATGGGCTTGGCGTACGGCAGTGGGTTGTACAGGTAGTAGACTCGTCCTGCCTTCGCGCCGCCGATCACTCCAGCGTGCGATGCCAAGGTAGCAGCTCCATCCTTATCGATTTTTACGCCGCTACTTGTCGCAACCCGATCCATGCCGGAGCCGCTTGTTTGTGGCGTCCATTCAGCCACCATCCATGCGCCCTTGAACCTGCCGCCGGTATAGCCTGGTGGCGCAGGTCGCTGCCAGTAGCCTGCATCGCCAACCGGGGACCGCTGTACAAGCCTGCCATCGACCGTGTTCAAGGCGTACCGAACAATCTTGTCCGCGTCATCCTTGGTCTTGGCAATCCATGCGTTGATCTGCGCGGAGAAGGTCGCCATTAGATACCGGCGATCAGGTTGTAGAGCAAGACCACGCCGCCAGGTGAGAGCGGATTGACGTTGCGCACCGTGTAGACCTTCGCTCCGACCTGCGCCAGGTCGCCGTGCTTTGGCTCTGGCAGCGGGTCGCCGGTTTCGGACAGCGCCGAGATGATCAGCTTGCGGTCACCGGCCGTCACCAGCGTGCCGGACTGCGTCGTCGTGCCGACAGCGTGCGCTGATACCGCGGTGTCGATGCCCCACGCGTTGACCTCAGTCGTGATAATCGGTACCGAGCCGTTTGCGTATGGGCCTTTGGTCTTGCTGGTCAGGCGGATCAACTGGCCATCGGTGCGGAATGCCGTATCGGCGTCGCGGGCGTCTTGGTCGTAGCTCATGCGCTCGGTCTTTCGTAGTCGTGCGGCGGTGTTTTGTCGAACCGGACAGCCTTGATTGTGGGCTTTCCGTCGATCAGTGCGCGCAGCACGCGATGCCAGCCATCCATGATGAACCCAGCCTCATCGAGGATGATCGGGTGGCTGGTGTCGACGTCCAGCGCGCGGCGCACATGATGCGCAACACCGTAGGCCGAACCGACCGGCGCCCAGACTTCCGAGCCGGAATAAATCGCGGCCAGCGGCAAATCAAACGGCACCAGGTCTTTGGCTCGAACGATGAGGCTTGGCACGCTCCACACCTTGTCGCCGTCGCGGAATGTGTTGTCGGCCACTGCGCAGCCGTCGATCTTGACTGCTGGCGGGATCATGCCCGCTCCAGTCGAATACCCATGCCGCCCGAGGCCAGCAAAGGCTTCAACAGCAAATCGATACTGCGATACCTGACGTATTCCGGCGCGCCCGCCGCGTACACAGTCCTGATCGGGCCAATGGTTTTCTCGGCCACGGTGCGCTGCAGGTCGGGCGCCAGTTCGCCGGCGGCTGCGCGCAGCGCCATCTCCGCAGTCGCCTGGATGACCTGCTGCGGGACGGTGTTGTACGGCACGTAGGCAGCAATCCTGCCGAAGCCGACATCATCGAGCCGCACTTCCAGCCGAGGCCAGTCGAGTGCCTGATTCAGGCTTGCGCGCACGCCCTTCCACTTCGTGCGGTACATCTGCAGCATGTAGTCGGTTGCGCGCCGCAATGCGTGCTCTTTCTCGACGTCGCTCAGTAGCGGCCACTGCGAATTGCCGCGCGCCTCATGGTAGGCATCTGCCTGCGCCACGCTGGCGTAGCTTTCCGCATCAGGGAGCGCCGCCCCGCTCTCTACGATCAGGGTCATACGTCACTCCCTTGGATTTGTGATGCTGTTATTTCTGCGCGTCGGCCGCGTCGAGCAGCGCCTTCAGGTCAGGCTTCTTGGCGTCCGGATCGAACGCGATGCCGCGAGCAGTCAGTTCGGCGCGCAAGTCGGCGATGCCGAGTGGCTTAGCCTCGGCCTGCTCGGCGAGCTTGGCGGCGAGCTCAGCCAATCGCACGCGTTCAGCCTCCTGCTCGGCGGCTTGTGCGTTCAAGCCTTCATGTCGGGTGTCGAGGTCGGCGCGCATGGCCAGCAGTTCCTCATGCCGGCGGCTCAGCTCGGCGCGGGCCTCTTCCAGATCCACGGTCGTCAGCACGCGCGGCTGCTCGGCCAGCAACTGATCTAGGTCGCCAGGGTCGACCGCTTCGTGAAGTTCGGGATTGAAGTCGCCGCGCGCGATGATAACGAACGAGCCTTGCGAAGCTTCGTCGGTGGATTTGATGCGAATGGTTTCCATGCTACCTCTCGTGTCTAGTGAAATGCTCGGCCGCCGGTCAGCAGCCGAGCAGCTTGGGCGATTAACCGCCGATCAGCAGGCCGCACAGGTGCGGGTTCGGCATTGCGACGCCCCACGCCAGGTTGACCTCGTAGCGCACCTGGCGCTTCTGCTTGTACACCGCGAACTCGTAGGTGATGCCCGAGACCGGAT